TTTTTTGTTTTTCCAGTAAGTACTTTTTCCGCTAAAGGAAAGGCTTTTCCGATTACGTTTCCACCATTTGGCTCGTGGTTCAACAGTAGCTTTTGCCCTTGAATCAAATAATTGGCAGCTTTCAATTTTTCTATTGCAGGAATGGCTTGAATTAGAGCAATTTGACCTTTTAGCTCGCGGTTCGAACTTAAAACGTTCAAAACCTTTCTTTTGACCAACGGATTCAGTTCTCGGTAGCGAAATGGCAGGTAATCAAATATTTGGATCAGCTCCAGAGTTAGTGCCCAAAGAGTATCCTCCTTGATATCTTCTTTTTCGCCAATCTGAGCACGCAAAGCATGGCGCTGATCAATGAGCTCATTCTTACGGGAAAGACCTTCGTCTGTAGTGAAATATCCATCAAGAACAGCCTTGTTGAGCTTTTCAAGCTGTTGATCAATCTGATTCAGCTTTAAGTCCAGAGCCTTGCGTTTGGTGGCATTGTCGACGCGAATATTGGAAGAGAGTCGTTCAATCGCCTCTTTCGCATATGGAATAAACTCATCAGCCAGCTCATATCTAGCAAGAAACGCCACTATCTGATCCTCGAGACGATCTTCGCGGATTGTTTGGCGACAATCAGGATTGTGACACTCAAGATAAATGTGAGTCTTATGATAAGACGGTATTAAATAACGGCCGCACTCGCATTTAAACATCTTGGCGTAAGTGAAGTCATGCTGCACTTTATGTTTTTGTGTTCTCCCGTCCAGAATCTCCTGAACCTGATCAAAGAGTTTCTTTGGAATTAGGGGCTCATGATTTCCTTCATAAAACACTGGCTCAGAGGAACCCTTTTTCCTCCACATCATCAATCCGTGGTAATAAGGATTCCTAAGCATTTTTTGAAACATGCTTTTTCTGATCGGACTGCCGCTCGTATTAGTCATGCCGCGCTTGCGCATATACTCGCAAAGAGTGATCGTTGAATAGTTCCCTGATGAGAACAATTTGAAACTTTCCTTCACAAATGGGGCGACCTTAGGATCGACCTGTTTCTTTTTATTATCGTCATCAACGCCTTTAATGCCACTGCGATAACCGATTGGGGGCGGAGCTGGGAAATATCCCCTAAGAAGGCACTCTTCCATTTTTGTGCTGACTTCTTCGGAAAGATTTTCTGAATACCAAACCGCCATGTTGCAAAAATTTCGAAATGCTAAACGGCCAGCGGCACGGCTAGTGTCAAATTCACCCTCAATCACGATCATTTTTTTCTTGTTTTTCGTAACCATTTGATCGAGCAAGGCAAAGTCGGCGACGTTTCGGGAGCTACGATCCAATTTATGAAAAATAACCCCTTCGATTTCAGGGGTTGATAGACGCTCAAGCATGTTGTGGAATTGCGTGCGTTTTCCTTTGAAGCCTGACTTAGCCTCGCTGTACCACTCGACTATTTCAAACTCTTTGCGAAGGGCGTATTCCGAGATAATGCGCTTCTGAGCAGGAAGCGAGTTATCCATATCCGCCTGCGCCTTAGTTGATACACGACAATAGGCTAAAAACTTCTTCATAGGCATTATTCTGATTTAGGATTTTTCGGCTTTTTTTTGCCCTTCGGAATACTCTCGCCTTTATTAATGACAGCGTAAAGTTCAAGAAGTTTTTCCTTCTCGTCTTTTTCAAGTTCAAGGATACGCAAAATCATTTCGCGCTCTTCCTTGTCTTTCAACATGATCTCCTCGATCAGACGCTTCGTGTCTGGATTCACGACGACATTATTGGCATGACCATTCACGATAACGTTCGCGTCACCGCCTCCAGCCAAAATACCGCTGGCCTGAATAAGCGAAGAAAGTTCGTCGAACTTCTTGGCTTTTTCGGCAAATGCAGTTAATTCAGGATTATCTTCCCCAAAAAAGTAAGAAAGAGGCTTTTGGAGAGCCTTTGCAACGTCGGGAACATATTTCTCGGGGTTCTTGATAAACCCGCTCTCGACTTTTTGGATTGTGTTGGAAACCGCACCGATCTTGCGGGAAAGCTCCATTTGAGACATTCCTGCCTCTTCCCGAGCTCGAATGATGCGGTTAACGATGGCGTTTAGAGACATGTAATTAAAAGGTTAATAATAAATGATTTTTGGCGGGTGTTCCCGTTCTGTATTGAAGTATAGGAAAGAAAAGGATAATAGTCAAGACTAATAACAAATAGTTATCAACAGTCATACCAAATTTTCTTGACAATCTATTCCAAAAGAGTATGATGAACAGTGAAGGAACGGGAAGATGGCTTAGAATGCATATATTTTTTGCCTCCAACTGTTCCAAAATGGAATAACTAACTTGTAAGAAAATGGGCAGACCCTACGCTACAACTTCAGAAACTAGACAAAAAATGTGGGCACTTTGGCTCAAAGGCTTCACGTTTATTGAGATTGCCCGCCAATTTAAAACTTACCGTCAGAAGACAAGGTCGATTGTCCTTGCCTTTGATCCTACTTTTGAACAATTCAAGCAGCACGACGAAAACCGTCGGATCAGGCAAATGGCGGAGAAGCTTTCTCCTAACTTAAATCCATGAGGTATGTCCAATACAACACAAGAAAAATGGACTCCTCAAGAAGAGGAGATTATCGAGTTCTTCATGGATTTAATTCCAGTTCTACAAGAGGTAAAGGCCGACTTAGAGTCGAAAGGCCTCCTTAACAAAGCAGTATGTGTGAGCGGCGGAGAGTCTGCTCCGCAGCCCATTAACTCTTAATCATATGCAAATACAAGTTTTCTCAGACGAATGGTGGTTCCAGCTTACAGTCATGCTCATCCTCATCAGCGGATTCACCCTCTCGCTCTGCATCATGGAACTCGCAATCTGCATATGGGCGGAGCTGACGGGACGGCGCACAGACCTACCGACGCAAGAAAGCGTCCACCGATTCTTCATGAGAATCAGACTGGCGCTGACCCGAAGGCGGAGACGCAAAGCCTACAAGAACCAACCAATTAATAATTTAATCACCAAATCTTATGACAAAAGCACTAGCCATATCGGCACAAGACGCGGGCGCAATCTGGCAAGAACAGGCAAAGCTCGCCGAGGTTAAGAAAATCTACGGCAAAGAACTGACGGACTCGGAATTCGCAATTCTCGTCCAGATCGGCCAAGCCACACACTTAAATCCTTTCTTGCGGGAAATATGGGCGGTGAAATACGGAACCAACCCCGCTCAAATCTTTATCGGGCGCGACGGCTACCGCAAGGCAGCCCAATCAAATCCAGACTACGACTACCACTTGGCAGACGCGGTGTACCAAAATGACGACTTCAAGATCGAAGACGGCGAGGTTCGCCATACCTATTCAGGAAAGGATCGCGGAGCGCTGGTCGGTGCCTACTGCGTGGTCAAACGCAAAAGCTCAACAAAGACGATGTTCAACTTCGTCGACATCAAGGAATACACCACGGGGAAAAGCCTCTGGATCGGCAAACCCGCAACCATGATTAAGAAAGTGGCCGAAGCCCAAGGACTACGCATGGCCTTCCAGCAACTCTTCGCGGGAACCTATGACGAAACTGAGGCTTGGGAAGAACCTGCAAAATCACTTCCGCAGCCAAAAGAAGAAAAGCGCATTCAGCCAAAAACTGGAGAGGCGCTTTTTGTCGCATGGGGCGAACTCTGGGATTTGTACATGGAAAAGTATCCCGATGAACGCACTGACACGGGCGAACTGAAATTCTCGCCTGAGAAATCCGAAGCAACGCGCAAACTGACCTTTCTTAAAAACTACAAAAAAGAAAGCTCGACCGAACTGACCGAAAAGGAAGCCAAAGACTTCATCAAGCGCTGCGAGGAAAAAATCGCGGAACTAAAGAAACTTCCCGAACCGACTAAAGCGCAGGAAGTTTCCGTGAAGCAGATGAAGAAATCACCTGCCCTAGCAGGATAACAATTATTAACGAATCCTACCATGAAAAAACTACACATTCGCCCCGTCGAGGCGAGCAACAACGGCAAAAAAGAACGTTGGTGGGCGGTTCAGGAAAAGGACGAGCATGGAAACTTTGTAACGCTCATTAATGGAATATTTTCGCATGCCTATCCTCGGCGCGAGATGGCGATGGAAGCCCGCGAGATGCTGCTCAAGAAAGCCGAAAGCAAACATCCTCGCAGCGTTTTTACCCACCGCTACTACGAGGAAGAAGACTATAACTACTTGAGCCAAAAAGGATACACGGACGAAGAGATCGAAGAGATCTGGAATCGTGACATCAAGCACGACATCGTCTCGAATCTGCTCTGGCTCGAGGTAAACGAACCTGAGGTCGCCAAAGACGTGCTCGCCGAGTACGAACGCCTCAAGGAAAACAATCCCTATAAATCTAACTCTTAACACTATGATAAGAACCGCTGAAAGCGTCAGCCCAATGCACCCCGACAAGATGTGCGACCGAATCTCGGACGCGATTCTCGATGCGTATCTCAAGGAAGACAAGAACGCGCGTTGCGCCATCGAGGTCATGGGAGGACATGAGCTCATCCAAGTGATGGGCGAAGTAACATCAAACGCAAAACCAAACATTCGGGAGATTGTCCGCAGAATTGCAGGCAACCTCGAATGCAACATCCACCTCGTAACGCAATCGCCCGAGATAGCTCAAGGCGTGGATAAAGGCGGAGCTGGCGACCAAGGAATCATGGTCGGCTACGCCTGCAATGAAAACGAGGCGCTCATTCCGCGAGAACTGTATCTTGCGCGAAGCCTTTGCAAGCACCTTTACGAACTCCATCCTGATGACGGCAAAACACAAATCTCCGTGGGTGAAGACGGCAAGGTGGCCGTGATCATCGCTTCATGGCGAAACATCACCTCTGCCAAGCTCTACAAAGAAATCATGCTCTGGGTCGAGAAAGCAAAGATCACCTTCGTGAAAAACGCGCAGATCACAATGAACTCCGCTGGCGACTGGGATAAGGGCGGATTCGACGCCGATACTGGACTCACAGGAAGAAAAATCGTCGTGGATGCCTATGGCAGCCGCGTGCCAGTCGGTGGCGGAGCCTTCTCAGGCAAAGACGCCACTAAAGTTGACCGCTCGGCTGCTTATAAAGCCAGACAAGAAGCCGTGAGACTGCTTAAAGAAAGAGACGCGAAAGAAGTAACCGTCTTCGTCGCCTATGCGATCGGACAAGAAAAACCAGTACAAGCCACAGCAATAATTGACGGCAAAGAAGAGGAACTCGATTTGGAACGGTTTACGCCGCAAGCCATCATCGAGGTTCTTGAACTTGATCAGCCCATCTATGAGCAAACCGCCGAATGGGGACATTTCGGCAACGGCTTTAGGTGGGATTATTAATTTTTTACCAATCTTAACGATGAAAAATATGAAAACTTTAATCACTAAATCGCAGCTCGCGAACTTCCCAGTACCATACCTGTCGATGTCCGCGATCCGCACCTATCTCACCGATAGGCAGTCGTTCTTCAGACGCTATGTGCGACTTGAATTCGACGAAAAAGAAAGTCCAGCCCTACTGGAAGGCAAAGCGCTGCATGCCATTATCGAAGCGTATTGGAAATCCGTACAAGCAGGAACGCTTAACTTTGCATGGGAAGATGCAATATTCCTTGCTTTAACCGACTTTGGAAATAAGGATATCGCAGGAGCTATCGACTGGGGAAAAACTGGCAGCTTTGAGAAATCTGCAGCAAGTGTGAAGCAAGCAGTCGAGTTTTACAGAGCAGCGATCCCTGCCTACAAAGAGATAGTGGCCGTGGAAAAGAAATTCGTATCCGACTTCGAAGACCTCGACGGCAAAACCATGCCGATAGCCCTGAAAGGCTTCTGCGACCTGATCGTAAAGGACGGAGACGATTACATCATCGTCGACCACAAAACGGTGACCATGATCAAAGATCAAAGCGAACTTGCTCCAGCCTTTGAAATGCAGGCGGCCGTCTACTGGTTCTTGATCCGCAAAGAGTTTGGGGTGAATCCGAAACGGATGATCTTCGACCAGATCAAGAAAACCAAGTGCCGCGACGGATCGCCGCAAATTGTGCCTTACGTCGTCGAATACACTCCCGTGATCCTGCAACGCTTCCTCGAGATTTACGGCCGCGTGGTGCGCGAGTTGGCTGGCCAACCGCTCATCGATGAAGAGACAGGCATCGTGCAATTCCTGCCGAATCCGTTTGCAGCCTTCGGATGGGAAGAATCATGGCAGGACTTCTGCGAAGAGGTCGATACGCAGAGGCAGTGGACGCTTGGCGAAATCAAATCGATCCAGCAAAACCGCTACTCCGACAAGGGAGTGGAAGCTTTGGATATCTAGCAATTATCACTATGTAAACCTATGGCGAGACCAGAAAAGAACACAGTCGATTATTTTCCTCACTATGTGAACAGCGGTAAAACGCTGTTTACGGTTGAGCAGCGTTTTGGAAACGACGGCTATGCTTTTCTGTTCAAAATTTTGGAAATATTGGGCAAGACCGAAAACCACTTTATTGATTGCAGAAACGCCGCAGACTACGAGTTCCTGATCTCAATAACCAAGGTGAGCCGAGAAAAGGCCGAAGAAATAATGGAATTGCTCACGATCCTTGGAACCTTTGATCTGGATTTATGGAGTCATCGGATCATCTACAGCGAGAATTTTATAAAAAATCTGGAAGGAGTTTACGAGAGACGAAAAAGGAAAACTCTGACGAAACAGGATTTATGCAAACAATTATCAATTAAATGCAAACAGAAACCCGTGCCAAAAACATTACCGTCCTCCGAAATACCACAAAGTAAAGTAAAGAAAAGTATAGGAGAGGAAAGTAAAGAAGAGTATGTAGAAATTTCTGGCGAAATTTCACCCGCCCAAAAGGCACGCGAATTTTTCAAAAAAATTGAGGAAGAAAACTTAAACGAAAACGACGAACGCAAAAAGTTTTACAACTACTGGACTGAGAAAAACAAGTCAGGCACGAAGCAACGCTGGGAACTGGAAAAAACATTTGAAGTCGGCAAACGCTTTGCCACTTGGCAGCTGAATGCTGCGAAATTTAATTCACAAAATTATGGAAAAAATCAGCGAAATAATCAAGGGAGCGGCCACGTTTCCACCGAAGGAAGAGCCGACTTGGTCGTGTAGAGATTGCCACGATCAGGGCTTTACCAAAAGCTCCGTGAGCTATCAGTGCTACGGCATGAGCGATAAGCACTTCTGCCCCGAATGCGAGAAAGGACGTGCCTTGTATGACGCATGGAAAAGCGAATCTACCCAGCAAGCGAACCTTCGTACGTGGAAACAAGACAAGATCGAACGCGCATTGCGAATCTCAGGCATTGAAGGACTCTTCCGATCCAAGAAGCTGCCAGACCTCAAAGGCAACGCGAAGCTGCACGCGGAAATCACCAAGTATTTAAACAACTGGAAAGCAATGAAGCAAAACGGATATGGATTCTATTTCTGGGGCAACGTCGGTGCTGGAAAAACACATGCCGCAATAGTGCTGGCGAATGAACTCATGGAGCGTGAAATGGTCGAGGTTTTATTCCTGAACATGCCTGAAGCAATCACCCGCGTAAAGAAAACATTCGACAGCGACTCAAAATCCGAAGACTCCAGACTTTTTGAACGCATGAAGGAAATGGAATTACTCGTTCTCGATGACGTCGGCGTTGAAAAGTATTCCGACTGGATGGCTGACCAGATGTATCAGATCATCGACCACCGTTGGAAAAACCGAAAGCCGATGATTATCACCTCCAATCTCTCTCTGGAAGACCTCGGGAAAACCTATAAGCCACAGATAGCCTCGCGAATCATGGGCAACTGCAAACCGATCCGTTTTACCGAAAGAGACCGCAGGAATCAGATCGCTCCTCTTTTTTAACAAACTACCATGAGACATTTTTACCACAACAACGGCAATAAATTCGGAAACCGCAAAACAACGGTCGACGGTATCGAATTTGCGAGCGCCAAGGAAGCCAGACGCTACATGGAGCTCAAGCTTCTGCAAAGGACTGGAGAGATCAAAGACTTGAAGGTGCAACCGCGCTTTGAGTTAATGCCGTCCTTTAAGCATGAAGGCAAAGCGGAGCGAAAGATCGAATACGTGGCGGACTTCAGCTACACAACAAAGGACGGCGAAAAGATTGTTGAAGACGTTAAATCAATCATTACAAAAAACCATCCTGTCTATCGTCTCAAGAGGAAGCTTCTCCTCTTCAGGCATAAGGATTTTACATTCTTAGAAACTTAAAGTTTATGGAAAACATCCCTATCAAAACGGCTCGCGGCAACTACATCCTCTTCAAATACCTCGTAAAAGAAGGGGCTCCGCTTGTAGAAATCAAAGACCGAAATAAGAAATTTTGGTATTATAAATTCGAGAACGGAGAGTTCAAAGTCGTCACCGTCACATCAAAGTCCCTCTTCGAGGAACTGCCCGAATTGCTTGAAAGCACATAGGCTCGGCCTATAATCAAGTAAATATCGGAACCCCCAGTCTTAAAGACCATTTGCCCGCATAAACGGGCTTCGCATGGTCTTTTTTTTAATTTTACCCCTATGAAAATCGAACAAGTAAACATCGAACAACTCATCTTCGCGGACTATAACCCGCGTGCCTCAACCGAAAAGGAAGAGCTGGAGCTCAAGAAATCCATTGAGCGCTTTGGCTTCGTGGAACCCGTGATCGCGAACAGCGATGACAAAAGAAAAAACATCATCATCGGCGGACACTTTCGTGTGCGTATGGCCAAGAAAATGGGCATCAAAGATGTGCCCGTGCATTACATCAAAATCAGCGACATCAAAAAGGAAAAAGAACTGAACCTCCGTCTCAACAAAAACTTGGGACACTGGGACATGGATTTGCTCGCCAACTTCGACGAAGAAATGCTTCTCGATGTGGGTTTTGATTCGGCGGAAATAGATCAGCTTTTTCTGAACCTTGATCCCGATGATAAAGACGACGAAGTGCCTGAACTGCCAGAAACGGCGATATCAAAGCTTGGTGAAATCTACCTGCTCGGCGAACACCGCCTGATGTGTGGAGACTCAACCAGCAAAGAGGACGTCGCCAAACTCATGAATGGTCACAAAGCCGACATGGTCTTCACCGATCCGCCATACAACGTGAACTACAAAGGCACTGGCGAAAAGACCAAGAACCATATCAAGAATGACAACATGAGCGATGACGCCTTCGTGGATTTTTTGACCAAGTCATTTCAGAACTACCGCGAATCAATGAAAGCTGGCTCGGGCATTTACGTCTTCCACAGCTCATCAACGCAACGGCAGTTCGAAGGCGCCTTGGAAAAGACGGGATTCGAAGTGAAGAGCCAACTCATCTGGAATAAGCCGTCGAGCGCCCTTGGCTGGGGCGATTACCGCTGGAAACATGAACCGTTCTTCTACGCTGGACTGAAGGGCGAAAAGATTCAGTTTTATGGAGATCGCTCCCACTCCACCGTCTGGGACTTCCAGAAATCGGAAAAGGAATTGCTCGCATGGGCTCAACGAATGAAGCGCTACGAGACGCAGGGGAAAACGACGGTGTGGAGTATGTCCCGCAGCAATGTGCAGGAATACGTTCACCCAACGCAAAAGCCTGTTGAACTCGTCTCCTACGCCATCGTAAACAGCAGTAAATCGGGAGATATCGTGCTCGACCTGTTTATGGGCTCGGGCTCAGCCTTGATTGCCTGCGAGAAAACCCATCGCGTGTCTTACGGCATGGAGCTCGACCCGAAATACGTCGACGTGATCGTAAAACGCTGGGAAGACTACACGGGCAAGAAGGCCAAAAAAACCTCCTAACATGTGACACTTGTTACACGGACGGGGGTGCTTACTAACTCACTTTTATGCAAGGCAAGAAAACCACAACACGGGACAAAAAACTTTTCCTTGAGGCGCTACAACGCCGCAAAGGGATTGTTACGCTTGCCTGCAAAGAAGTGAACATCAGCTCAATGACTTTTTACCGATGGCAAAAAGACGATCCTGATTTTTACCAGAAATCAGAGGAAATTCGATACATCGAAATCGGCATTATCGCCGAAGATAGGCTTGCCGAAGCCATCATTGTAAACAAGGACATGAACATGGTGCGCTTCTACCTGCAAACACGAAACCACAAATACATGATGAAACAGCAACTACAGTTTGAAGACCCGACTATCGAACTGGCCAAATTATTATCCAAAGACGAATGATCATAGACCTGCCAAAAACTTACCGAGGGCTGAACCTGTTTGGGGAGAAATACTTCAAACGGCCATTCACGGAATATCAGCGGACAATCGCCGAGCAGATTCTGCGCACTATTTTTGTGGGAGGCGGTGAAGAGGTATTCATCGAAGTATCAAGGCAAGCTGGCAAAACAACGGCAGTCGTGGACGCGATTGCTTATCTCATGACCTTTGCTCACCACTTCTTCCCGACACCGCTCGCTATCGGAATATTCGCTCCTCAAAAAGAGCAGGCCAAAACAGACTTCGATCGTCTCAAGGAAAACCTGCGCATATTGAAAACCATTTACCGATTGGATTTTGAAGAGTCTAACGGAACCACGCTCAAACTCGGTAACGGCAATACGATTTACTGTTTCTCACTATCACCAACGTCACACCTTGAAAGCAAATCGCTTCATCTGGCCATCATTGAGGAAGCCCAAAAGATTGATGACGAAAAGGCAAAGAATGAAGTCTTCCCGATGCTCGCCTCAACCAACGGCAGCAAAATATTCATCGGCTCGGGCGGATATCAACTCTGCAATTTCTACCGAGGAATTGAGAATGGCAAGAACGTATTCAAGTACGACTATCAGCAAGTGATCGCCGACAAAGAAAGGCTGCACGCCAAAACAAAGAACCGCATGCACCTTAAATACAAAGACTTTATCGAGGGCGAAAAGGAACGCTACCGCGAAGACAGCGACTACTTCCAAACGCAGTACGCGCTTGAATGGAAGATCGGACGCGGAATGCTGATAACCAAAGCGGATCTTGAGAAACTAGGACGGGATTATAGCGTGAAGCTGCCATACGAAAATCCAGTCTATGTCGGCTGGGATATTGCCAAAGAAGAAGACGAAAGCGTGATGACCGTAATCGGCTGGGACGAAGACCTGAAAAAGTACAAAATCCTGTGCTGGTTGGCGATGAAGGGCGATGACTATACCGACCAAGTCGAGATTGTGGCGAAGGAACTTACCAAGTTTAAGCACGTCATGAAAGTCTGCATTGATGCGACGGGCGTCGGTGATCCAGTGGTCGATAACTTCAAGAAGCAAACCCGTTACAACACAGAACCCGTGAAATTCAGCCTGCAGACAAAGGACACACTGTACAAGAACCTGATCAAGGTACTGCGAGACGAAGAACTCACATACCAAAGCGGCCACAAGTACACTCCTAAATTCGAAAATCAAATGCTGGACATGATCAAGGAATACAAGGGCGAATTCCTGTCGTGCCATCACCCAGAAAAGGCTGGTGCGCACGATGACTTTCCAGACAGTCTCGCCCTCGCACTTTATAAAGCAAGAAAAATAACCGACGTGAACCTTAACCGTCACGACCTCGGACTTTAATCATTTAACTAACCAATATGAGCGACATCACAACACAATTCCCGACCAATGATGACTTTAACCGCGTTGCAAAATTGAACAATTACTACAACGTGTTCAAAGGACTTCATAGCAAGGTCTTCAAACTCAAAAGCTACTTCGAGGAAGACAGCAAGAAAAAGACGCTGCTCTATCTCGCGTACAACGTCGGCCAGATCGTATCGCTGACCGCTGCCGATTTTCTGTTCGGTGAGCAATTAAAGATTCAGACCAACGAATCCGAAGAGCAAAAGCCGATGGAAAAGAAAATCAACGCCATCATTCAAAACAACTACCTCGACGAAAAGCTGTATCAAAGCGCCGTTATGCAGGACGTGGCGGGCTTTGCAATCATTGCCGTGAGACAAAAGGATAAAGTGGCCATCATCGAGGAAGTTCCTTACGACAATTACTACCCAGACTTCACGGGCGTGCGTCTCGGCGAAGAACCACGGAAAATCGTTATCGCTTCCTACATTGACCTCGTAAATCCAAAGAACCAAAAGGTAGAAACATTCCTTTACAAACAGATTCATAAGCTCGAAAACGGCAAAGGCAAAATCGTACACGAACTCTGGACGACTACTCCAGACATGAAGCAATCACAGCTGACTGAACTGGCATTATTCAGCACCGATCTGCCAGCCGAGGAAGATACGGAGCTGGACTACATACCAATTTTTCAGATTGATAACTTCAAGACTGTGAAGGAGCGCTTTGGGATTTCCACATACGAAAGCGTGATGAATTTGTTTGAGGAAATCAACGATCGCATTACTCAAATCTCGGTTCAACTTATCAAGCACCTGAATTCAAAGGTTGCAGTCGGCGAAGGCGTGCTCAGCAAGAAGGGCGAAATGGATAGCACGCAAGACATCTTCCTCGTTGAAAAGGGCGACATCGTTCCGCAATACATCACCAACTCCAACCCGCTTATTGAGGAAGGATTTAAGCAGATCGAAGGACTCATTCGGCAGATTTGTACTGTCACGCAAACCCCTGCGTCGTTCTTGGGACTAGACGATAAGGGTGGCGTTGAAAAAGTCGAAACAGCCAAGCTTCGCATGGCGGCATTCCTCAAGAAGATCAAACGCAAGCAACGCAGTTATGAAGCCAAATTGGTGGATATTTTGAAGACGGCTCTGTTCTTTGAAGGTGCTAAGAAATTCCCAGACAACGTTGATATTTCCTTCTCGTGGGACTTGGGATTGCCGCGCGATTTGTTTACCGAAGCGCAGACTCATCAGATCATGGTTGAGAGCGGA